TTTTCTAATCCGGCTTTTAATCTATCAAATTGTTTTTTATTTTTTTCAAATCCATCTTCTAATATTTTTATATACTGATAATGAAATTGTTTTTTATTAATTGCTCTATATCGGTATTTAATATCTTTCATCCAACTACCATCTAATATTGGAAGTTTACCATTATCAATTGCGTCAAATATTGCATATCCAAATGGTTCTTTGGTATATGCTCCATGAAATATTTGGAAATTCTTTTCAAAAAACTTATTATGAAAACGATAATCAAATTCTATAAATGTGTGTACTGATGCATTTATTTTACTACCTTCTAACATTCTCTTATAATCATATTTGTTACTAAATATAAATGCTGGTATACTATCTAAGTAGTGTGCATTTTTTCGGGTTTCGCATCTAGCTGCATATCCCACTCTATTACTAATTATTCCAAAAAATGGTTTGTTATGTTTCCATTCATAATAATTTGGAATAGTAATAGTATTTGGATAGTAAGTATGTATCGTATCCGTTTCATATCCAATCCAAATAATATTTTGTGAATTATCTAATATTTCTTTTTGCCAATACCAATCTAAACGAGTCATTAGGTTTTCATATTCATCATTTAATCCTAACATATCAGGAATAAAAGCATGAACAAAGGTTGTGTGGGTTTTGTGAAGATACTTTTTGATTATAGGATTTGGTTTATAGGAATGATGTAAAAAAACAATCTTATCACACTCATCTAATATCCTATCAATTTCTTCATCGTTTCCAAAAGTGTAGATTGCATCTTTTTCTGGCAATAAAGGTCTACCATCAACTACAATTTTGTAATCTTCTGTAACTAATGGTAAAATGTTCTCTATAAAGTTATTACAC